TAGGGCTTGTTGGCATCCATCTGTCAAAGAACCTGCTTATCGATAGAGAACAGGCGACAGATGAGGAAGTGCTGCACGGGTTTGATGACCTGTTCGGCGACAGAACCTGCTACCTCTTTGACCATTTCGGAAGCACTGACGTGGATTTGATATGTCAGCGCATCCAATACATGGCCAAAGCTTTAGACATCCAGTGGGTGATACTCGACCACATCTCAATTCTTGTCAGCGCACAAGAAGGGGATGAACGGCGGATGCTAGATGCGGCTTGCACAAAGCTGAGGACATTATGCTCTCAGTTAGGCATCGGAATTATCATGGTTTCACACCTGCGCAGACCTGATGGCAGAGGCCATGAGGATGGGGCAAACGTGAGCCTGAGCCAGTTACGCGGCAGCCATGCAATTGCACAGCTATCCGATACGTGCATCGGGCTGCAGGTCGATTCAGAAGAGCCTGACAGCGATATCCGCCACATCAAAATCCTGAAGAACCGATACACAGGTCAAACAGGCCATGCTGGCACTTTGGTGTACCAGCGGGAGACTGGGCGGCTGGTTGAGCAGGAATTGAGCTTTTTAGACGATGGAGAGACAGAAGATGAAGATGAGCAAGATGAAGGTTGAATTTATTGATGCAATGGGAGACGACCTTACCGTGGTCAATGCCGCCAGAGTGTCATTCGACAAAGAGTCAGATTACGAGCGGGTGCAGGATGGTTGGTTAGATAATGAGCCTACATTTAGTTGCGTGATTTCAGAGCGTGACCAGAAGCTCATCCGATACCTTGCAACACCTAAGCATTGGTCACCGTTCAGCCACTGCTTTTTACAATTCAGGGTCAAAGCACCAATCTTCGTAGCCCGCCAGCTGGCAAAGCATCAGGTGGGGTTATCGTGGAATGAGGTAAGCAGACGATATGTCGATGCTGAGCCTGAATTTTTTGAGCCGGAGTGGTGGCGCGGTAGAGCAGCTAACAGCAAGCAGGGTAGCTCAGGGGCTATCTATAACGACCTACCGGATGAAATATTGGAAGCCACAAATTCATCAGCTTTACACGACTATCAAAGGCTTTTGGAGCTGGGGGTCGCACCGGAACAGGCGCGGATGATACTGCCCCAATCCACCATGACCGAATGGGTCTGGTCGGGAAGCTTATACGCTTTCGCCAGAGTGTGCCAACAGCGGCTCGATTTCCATTCACAGGCGGAAACCGCCGATATAGCTGCACAAATAGATGACCATTGCAGCGAACAATGCCCCATTAGCTGGGAAGCACTTACATCAAGCATAGGAGAGCGAAATGCGGACTAAAAGACAGATATCACAGCGTGAAATGATTAGGCAGGATTTGGAGGCTGGCAAAACCATCACCCCAATTTACGCCCTCGAAAAATATGGATGCTACAGGCTTGCTGCCCGCATCGCAGAGCTGCGTGAAGCTGGGATGGACATCATCACAGAGCAACACGCAAACGAAAATATGTACGCCCATTATTCATTGGCATCAGGAGAGTAGAATGGCATCACTTGAATTAGAAGAATTTGAATTTGATATCGATATCGGACACGATGAAATGACCCTTGATGGTTATCAGGACAGAGCTTCTGATTTCGCCATCTATCACGGCGCACTGCTTTACCCCGCCCTTGGGCTGGCAGGTGAGGCTGGTGAGGTAGCAGAAAAGGTTAAGAAGCTATGGCGCGATGATGAAATCGTGTGGACAGCCGATGACCTGATTGAACAGCTGCCGCATGAAAAGGCAAAAGCCATTGCCCATGAGCTGGGTGATGTGATGTGGTACGTGGCAAATATTGCTAATGACATTGGCTACAGCCTCGAAGAAATCGCAGACATGAATATCACAAAGCTAAGCGATAGATATGAGCGAGGCGCAATTAAAGGCTCAGGCGATAATCGTTGAGGCTGATAGCCGATATTGAGACAGATGGATTTGTCGAGACATTATCGAAGATACATACGATAGCAGTACTGAACGCAGACGATATCAGTCAGAGCTGGGTATTTAGCCCAGACAACATTGAAGAGGGCGTTCAACTCCTTTCAAAAGCAACAGAGCTGATTTTCCATAACGGCATTGCTTTTGACATCCCCGCAATCAAAAAGGTTTTCCCGCAGTTCAGCACCGAAGGGGTGACTGTCACAGATACGCTTGTGCTCAGTCGTCTTATCAGAGCTAATCTGCGGGAAGATGACCTTATCTCTTCACCCCATTTGCCTAAGCGGCTCTACGGCTCTCATTCATTGAAAGCGTGGGGCATTAGGCTTGGGGTGCATAAGGGCGATTTCGGCGAGACTACAGACTGGTCTGAATGGTCTCAGGAGATGCAGGATTACTGTGTTCAAGACACCATCGTCACCCATAAGCTGTGGGAGGCGTTAGCCCCACACACATGGTCACAGAGAGCTATCCGCTTTGAGCATGAGCTGGCAGAGATTTGCCACCGGATTGGCAGAGCTGGATGGACATTTGATATGGCGAAGGCTGCCAAATTGCACGGCGACCTATCGCAAGAGCGGGCTGAAATAGAGATGGAACTGCATCAGCTATTTCCTGCATGGACTGTAGAGGAAGAATTTATTCCGAAGCGGGACAACAAAACCAAAGGCTATGTTGCTGGGCAGCCGTTCATCAAGCACAAAACTATTGAATTTAACCCCAACAGCAGAAAGCACATTGAGTTCTGTCTCCGACAGAAATATGGCTGGAAACCTCAGGTTTTTACGCCTACAGGCGATGCCAAAATTGATGAAACAACCCTCTCAGAATTACCATTTGAAGAGGCACAAAAACTGGCGCGGTCATTCATGTTGCAAAAGCGCATCGGGATGCTTGCCGAGGGTAATGCTGCGTGGATGAAGCTTGTCGATGAAGACGGTAAGCTCAGACACACCATCAACAGCCTTGGGACTATTTCAGGGCGATGTTCAGCATTTGCTCCAAATCTTCAGCAAATCCCTGCTGTAAGGGCGGAATACGGCGCAGAATGTCGAGACCTATTCACTGTCCCCGCTGGTTATGAGCTTATCGGCGCGGATTTATCAGGCATCGAATTACGCTGCTTAGCGCACTATCTGCAGGACAATGGGGCATATGCGGCTGAAATCCTAAACGGTGACATCCATAGCGCAAACGCAGCGGCAATGGGCGTTAACAGGGATGAGGCCAAGGTAGCCATCTATACCCTCATTTATGGTGGGGGTGACAGAAAGCTGGGCGAGGCTGTCGGCGGCGGTGCAGCTGAAGGTAAGGCACTGCGGGACAAATTCTACACCAACAATCCAGCGTTCAGAAACCTTGTCAGGGCTGTTCAAGAGACAGTGAGAAGCAAGGGTTATCTGAAGGGGCTGGATGGGCGGCGGATTGTTGCCAGAAGCGAGCATGGGCAGCTGAATGTGCTTTTACAGTCAGCGGCGGCTTTGATTGCCAAAAAGTGGGTGCAGCTAATCGACCGAGAAATCAGACAACAACAGTTAGACGGGAAAATACTGACATTCTGCCATGACGAGGTGCAGGTGCAATACCGTCAGACCAAATCTACAGGAGACGCAGACAATGTCGGAAATAATATCCTTCTCAGATGCGCAGAAGAAGCAGGAAAACACTTCAAATTCACCATCCCTATCCACGCAGAATTTACGGTCGGCAAGACATGGCGAGATACCCACTAATGCTGCAGAAGCTGCACTAGTGAAACTTTACCTGACCGTTGAGAAGGCGCGGGTAGAGCCATTTACCACAAAAAGCTCTTTCTCAAGAGTGGCAGCTAATGAAATAGGCATCGCTGCATCTGAGGGGCTTATCAGCACCCGCATCGAGGACGGTGTCTATTGCAACAAATGGATGATTACAGCCGAAGGCATGATTTGGCTTATGGAGGTGCAGGATGAGCTTGCTTCTGATTGATGCTGACATATTGGTCTATAAGGCCATGAGCAGCGTTGAGCATGAAATCTGCTGGTACGATGATGTCTGGACACTATACGGCGATGTGGCGGAAGC